TTATTTTGTCTTTAAGAGGCTGATGGTCGCTTCAATTTGAGTGGTTAGCCATGATTCCAAGTCGCCGAAATTAGTCGTGATATAGGTTTTTACATCATCGGACAACTCTTTCAAGGCTAGGTCCTTGGCCTTTGTAAGAGCCGTGGCTTGGGCTGTGGCGTCGAACGTTCCGCTCTTCTTCAATGAATCGACATAGGTTTGAAAAACGCAACGTACCGCGCTTGTGACGATATTCGTTGCGTCCTCTAGGAACTTGGCCGACTGCTTGTCGCTGATCTTCTTGTTGATGAGCTTTATCAATTGCGCGCCCGCGATAGATATAAGAGGTAGGACCACCGCGGTCACCACCACCGAGATGATGTTAATTAAGATGTCGTTCATTTTTTTATCCCTCCTGAGTGGATTGCTTTGTTTCTGACATGGTTGTCGAGTTCGCTCTCGACCTTGACGATTCTTTCCTTCAATGAGGAGTTTTCCTCCTGAAGTTTATCGATCGACTTTTCTATGCGGTCAATCGAGGATTTGATATAGCCGATGTCGGATATGAGGACTCCCTCATTCTTCCCTTCGGCCTTGTTCTCTGTTTTGTTCCCGCGCTTGAAAGCGAGATAAGCAAACATAATGGACGATAAGGTCCCAGCCACCGATATGATGGTCAATACGATTTCAATTGAACTCATGATTTACCACCTCCAGCAATGTAGTCGCCAAAGGCGTCAATGATAGTTTGGAACTCAGGTAGGACGCTTTCGTCGAGAGTGTTGAAATCGGTCCTGAAGGCACTGATTTTATCAAGCGTCTTTTTGTTTAGAGTTCCACCAAACACTCCAGTTTTAAGGTAGTTATCTAGATATCCTTTAATCTGATAGAGATGATAGAGGTTTTTGTTCACCGCCTTGAACTCAATGTAGCGAGAGAAATAGTCGATGCACTTCTTGAGATAATCATTGAGATGTTTAGGCCAATCAATCTGGACCAGCTTTTTGAATACGTCCTCGAAATCAGGATCGATGACCTCGATATTGTCTAGGGCATGGAAAGTGTCGATGTTATAAATCACGAAGTAATCCGGAAGCTCGTCGCCGAATGCTAGACGCTTCTTGTAATCCTCCAACCCGTAGATAAAATAGTCCTCTTCCTCGTCGTGGACGCAAGCCGGGCCATGGTAATCTTCGAGGATCATGACGTGATCATGGTCGCTTCCGCTCTTGGCTAAGCCAAAAGCGTCGGATCCTGCTTTGTATTTAACGAGGATCTTATGGTTTAAGAAGTTCATTATTTGGTACCTCCATGATTGAAAAGATAGATGAAATAGACCTTGTGGCTGGAATCCGCCAAGGTAAGGCATAACCTTCCGTCTGTTAGCCATTCAGCGTAGAGACTATAAATAGTTCCAAGTATTGAATAGCAGGATGAAAAGGTTGAACCCTGAAGAAGTCCTGGCCCCGGAAGATAGCAAATCGAATCTAGGAACTTAATCCCTATTAGACAATATTTCACGTAGTTTTTGTTGCAGGTCACATAGCGGTATTTTCCACTAGATGTGATGTTGTATGTAGGAATTGCTGAATATCCATACATCTCCTCCGCCTTTGTCTGGAAGTTGGCGATTGCCTGATCGGCCAGTTGATTGGAAGGGACGATGAGGTTAGGTGTATAGCTGGAATCCAATGTGATGGAAGATGTCGTCTTCGTGTATTTGCATAAGGCGAACTGGTAGACGTTCCCACCATTGAGCAGGTTTTCCTGCGTAAGCGAAATCGCCGATGTGGACTCTATTTTCCCGAGCACTGCAGTGTTATTTGAAAGCGTGACCGTTATGATGATCGCGCCGTATTTCGATGAATCGAGCGCGACGTAGACTTGGCTTCCTGCCTCGATGAACATCCTTCGCCCATAGATCTGGACGTACCCGCTTTGGAACGTTATGTAGTTGTTCGAGACGCTGACGGCGCATTGACCGCCGAGCCCCTTGATGACTCCGGCCGGGATAAGCCCGACAATATGATGGTTCAATGAGGCGTCCTGTTCCGCCGATACGCTTGAGCCGTTAAATGTGATTTTTACTAAACCCATGGTTTTTACCTCCTTTGAAGTAGTTTGATTTTGTCAGTGAGCTTCACCCTGTACTCGCCGAGGACGACAGAGCAGGAATAAAAGCCATTTTTGAAAGACAGCTGGGTGACCATGGTCTCGTAGGTCTTGCTTTCGCCCACGAACTCCACGAAGTCGCCGAGATTGAAATTTTGAAAAGGAACGATTATATCGTTGTCCGCTGACAAATCGAACTCGATCGAATGCTCGAGGTTGCTCTTTAGAAGCTCGCTCTGGGCCTTTGTTAGTAGCGTCGAATAGTCGCTGTCGCTGTAGAACTCGCTCACCAGCTTCACGTATGGGTAGCGTTTGTCGCTGTATGAGTTGGTCGTGAGCGTCCCGTCGGTCAACAGGAAATAGGAAACCGCGCTTTTATACGAGGTGTTGTCATCCTTTGGATAGAACACGATCTTGTTCGTGATCTGTTTCTTGGAATCGGCTATCTTCAGATTTGTAATGACCGGGAGGTTGTGCTTGATGACGAGCCCTTTCGTGACCGCGCCGATGTTGACGTCAATGCCGGTTATCTTCCCACTCGAATAGACAAGCGAATACGTGTACCTGATTCCATAACTTTTAGCTAACGTTTCCGATAAGTCGGAAAGATTGGCCAGCTCGCTTCCGTCGTAGGTCAGGCTCCCAGTAATCGAGGTATATACATAAACCGATAAATAAGAGAGGTTCTGCTTGCTGTCAGAATTCGTCTTATAGGTCGCTTTTATCAAATTTGAAAGGAATGTGCAGAGATTTCCGCTATATGAAGAGACCAAAACATCCAGATCGAAAAGCGATCCAAAGTCGTTGACCTCCACTTCGGTCTTGATGTCCTTCTCGACGGTCATGGTGTCAAGGATTCCTATGAAAGAGAACGAAACGCCCCTGAGGATGACGATGTCGCCGATGTCGGCGTTGATCCCCACCTTATTGACTGTGAACTTGGACTTCTGGTAGACCACGGAATCCAGGACTATCTCGAAGTCCTCTCCCACTATGGCGTTGTCCTTGTAAGACAAAGTCTTAAAATCCAAAAACAATAGCTCCATATCAATTGCCCTCGTACATTTCCAAGAACTGGAATTTACATGTGGTCTTCTCACTCACTCCCGGATCGAAGCGGACTTTGAAGGTCCCCGGATCGAGGAAGAGGAAGTTGTCGCAGGTGAAGTCCTGATCTTGGTAGATGTTGGTGGTCGCCCCGTTGACGGTCTTGCTCATCTCCTGATCCACCACCTCGGCGTTCACGACGATGACGTCGCTGACGTTTGAGGTCGATACCATCATCTTCATCTTCGAGATGACCGTGTCGTTCTTGATGATTTCGATGGTAGGATTGGAGGTTATCCCTTGTATCTCAACCCTCACCGGCGCTTTGTAACTTCCGTTGTTGGTGACGGTTATCTCGCCGTTGTATGAGGTCGAGTAAACGAATGGGTAATTGAATGGGAACACCTTATTGGTCGTGCTTTCGTTCACTTCGATGACGTTGGTAACCTTCGAGAGCCACATCGATAATTTGTCGAATTTTACCGAGGACTGAAGCACGCCATAGGCGATGTCGCTCTTTGAGAGAGAGACGAGCTCGACGTAGATGTACTTCAGGGTGTCGGCCTTGTAGAAAAGCCTGAAGGATCCTTGCGCCTTCCTCAGGTAATTGAGGAAACTTGTGTATCCTTCGTAGGCGTCAATGAAAACGACGGTCCCGCTGATCTCGGTCTTGGGATTATCCCTTTTCGCAAGTTTGTAGGTTCCGTCGAAATTGAGGTAAGTGTTGTCCCTCTCCACCCCCAGCCCCTCGACGTCCACCAGATAGGTGTTGGTCGATTTGCCGAAGGTGAAGGTGGCGCCTATCTCGTCGACTAAATATAGTTGTCTCATAAGTAGTCATCTCCTAACTGCCTGTTGAGCGCGTCGACGTCGACCTCCGAGGAAGTCGTGTTGACGGTGATGTTGTTGGTCGTCTGGTTGTTCGTCGTGTTGCTCGAGCTTGATGAGCCACCACCGAGGTTGAACGTGTCGGAGAACCAACTGCCGATGTTGCCGAAGAGGTCGCCAAGCCAGCCAAAGGCTGAGTTGACTTTGTCGAGTAGCCATTTGATGGCCTCGATGATCTTGTTAAGGATCGTCAGAATCGGCTCAAGGATCTGGAATAGGACGTTTAACACCGGGACGATGATCGCCTGGATTATGTTGGCGATCACCATGAGGACCGGCGAAATGGCGTCGATTATGGCGAATACTCCCTGAAGCAATATGAGCAATGGCTGTAAAAGCACATTGATAAGTGGCGAAAGTAGCTCCATCACTATCGAAATGACGTCGATGATCATCGTGATGATCTCCAAGATCGGCTCAAGAATGGCCATGATGATCTCTAATATCGGGGTAAGAATCTCTCCTACGATGTCGATCACCTGAACGATGAGGTCGATGATCACTCCCAGAATCTCGCCGATTACGGAAATGATGTCAATGATGACGGAAAGAATCGAGTCAATCAGCTTCGTGACGAC